AAGAACACACCACTAAAAACGGGAAATGCTCTAAATTTCCTGCCTTAGTACTAGTAGGGAGCAAAGCGGGGAAGTGAAGCTTTGCGACCGTAACTGTCGCTACGTTTACACTACGCGAGCCCCATAAGGGCGAGTCGGTAACTACCCCTAGAAACTGCGCCCTAAAGGGCGCGTTGTACTAACTGCCCAGTATGCTTTTAGTGGGGATAGGTCTATCGAATTTCGATAGACGTTAGACAAAGATTTATAACCTACCTAGTAGGTTTTCAACTTTGTCAATAGTTCTATCTATTTTTAGATCTAACCCAGACGCCTAGTATTCGATATTCCCTGACCTAGTATAAAGAAAGCATTTCGCGCCAATTGCGGCGCTCTAGTAGGGAGTAATACGTGGCAGAAAATTCGGCCGACATAGCCAAGAGAATTATCCTTGGCGCTGTCTCAGAAGGTATGACCATAGAGCAGGCCTGTGCTTCAGCAGGTAAGTCTATGAAGACTTATGAGTATTACCGTCGCACCGATAAGGTCTTTACAGACAAGGTAGATCGAACACGCCTTGGACTAAAGGATAAGCAATTCCAATCCGGCGACGTCCACGACATCACATTCGCAGAATTTAGAAAACGCTTCCTTCACAGCAACACATTTCCACACCAGCAAAATCTAGTAGATATGATTGAAACTGGTAAACCTTCGTGGCTTCATCCGGCTATGAAGTATGAAGAAGGTCTAGCTAATAACCGTATCCTTCTCAACATCCCGCCAAACCACGCCAAGTCTATGACCATCACGGTTGACTATGTAACCTGGCAGGTATGTCAGAACCCCAACTTTAGAGTCTTGATTGTATCCCAGACACAGCGCTTGGCAGCAGACTTTCTATACGCTATCAAGCAAAGACTGACTCACCCGATGTATGAAGAACTCCAGCAAGCCTACGCAGCCGGTGTTGGCTTCAACTCCAAGTCGGCATCGTGGCAAGCCACGCGTATTACTTTTGGTGATGAGCTACGTGAGACTGGTGAAAAAGACCCAAACATTGAGGCCGTGGGAATCGGGGGTCAGATTTACGGCAAGCGTGCCGATATGATTATTGTAGACGATGCTGTAACACTGAGCAACGCTAATGACTTTGAGAGACAGATCAAGTGGCTAACCCAAGACGTGCGTTCTCGTTTGAACCCTACGGGCAAACTTATTGTTATTGGAACGCGTGTAGCATCCGTTGACCTATACAAGGAATTACGCAACGAAGATAGATACCCAGGCGGTTTAGTACCTTGGTCATATCTTGCAATGCCAGCCCTACTGACTGTAAATGATGAACCTGATAAATGGGAAACTCTTTGGCCCTATTCTGACCAACCCTTTGACGGTCAGAAAGAAGATGAGAAGCACCCAGATACTGGATTATATCCACGTTGGAACGGACGCAATCTCTACAACGAACGCCAGTCTATGGATGCAAGTACTTGGGCGCTGATTTATCAACAGCAAGATATATCTGATGATGCAGCCTTTGACCCAGTATGTGTTCGTGGCTCCATTGACGGTATGCGAAAGTCTGGAAACCTAACTGCTGGACACCCAGGACATCCACGCGATCTCAATGGCTTTACTTATATTTGTGGATTAGACCCTGCAATGATTGGCGATACAGCAGCAATCTGCTACGCCATTGACCGCGCTACTAGCAAAAGGTATATCGTAGATGCTATCAAGATTAGCAGGCCGTCTCCAGCCGCTATCCGTAATCTTATATTTGATTGGACATCCCTCTACTCCCCTTCCGAGTGGGTCGTCGAAAAGAACGCTTTCCAATCCTTCTTGACACAAGATGAAGGTATCCGTATGCACTTAGCTTCCCGCGGTGTGCAGTTCAAGGAACACCATACTGGTTCTAATAAGTGGGATGCCGGATTCGGTGTTGCCTCTATGTCTACCCTCTTTGGTACTAAACAACACGACGGTAAGCACCACAGAGATAATTTGATACACCTACCATCAGATCAGACAGAGAATATAAAGTCTTTGATTGAGCAGCTAGTTACTTGGTCGCCTACTACCAAAGGTAAGACTGACTTAGTAATGGCTCTATGGTTTTGTGAAATCAGAGCGCGTGAAATGCTCAACTATGGAAAGTATGCAACTCACCATATGAAAAACCCTTTCTTATCTCGTCAAGAGATAGGCAAACGAACAGTCATCAATTTGGATGAAGCCTTTGCAGAGCAAAACCAAATGAGAGTAATTTAGGAGATAACATTGTTATCAGTCAAAGAAGTTGACGCGAAACTATCGCGACTACGTTCACGCTCATCATCGCGTGACCAACGTATGCGCGATGTGCTTTCCGTGCGTCAAGGAGATATCTCTAAGGTATTTCCTTCTATGTTCTCAGAGGACTATCCAAAGCCTCTTGTTGCAAACTTCATTGACGTAGCAGCACGTGACCTAGCAGAAGCTATGGCACCACTGCCATCCTTCAACTGTTCAGCAACTAATATGGTCTCCGATACCGCACGCAAGGCAGCAGATACTAGAACTCGTATTGCAAATTTTTATGTAGCAAACTCAGACCTACAACTCCAGATGTATACCGCAGCCGATTGGTATAACACTTATGGTATGTGTGTTGGTATGGTCGAGATGGATTACGACGACAACAACCCACGTATCCGTATGCTCAACCCGTTTGGTATCTACCCAGAACTAGACCGCTATGGTCGCACCTTATCTGTTACACAGGTAATCATTAGCGATACTGAGACTCTAGCAAGCCAATACCCAGAGTTCTACGAACAAATCCTTGGTAGAAATAACTACCTACTAGGCTCTCCTTATGTCTCAATGGTCAAGTACCACGACAAGGATCAAGACTTACTTTACTTACCAGAGCGCAAGAATTTAGTTCTATCTAATACTCCAAACGTTCTTGGCAAGTGTATGGCCCGTACTGTTATGCGCTCTTCCCTAGACGGTGAAGCTCGTGGTCAATTCGATGATGTGCTCTCAGTACAACTCGCTCGTGCTCGCTTTGCTATCTTGCAGATTCAAGCAGCAGAAAAATCTATCCAAGCACCTATTGCTATCCCACAAGATGTGCAAGAGTTGGCACTCGGTCCAGATGCCATTATGCGTTCTGCTAACCCACAAGGTATTCGCCGTGTTCCACTAGAACTACCACCTGGAATCTTTACTGAGTCAGGTGTACTAGAGCGCGAACTTCGTATGGGTGCTCGCTATCCTGAATCTCGTTCAGGTAACATTGACGCATCCGTTGTCACTGGTCGTGGCGTACAAGCCCTACAAGCAGGCTTTGACACACAGATCAAAGCAGCCCAAGCACAGTTTGCTAGAATCTTTACAGAACTTATATCTCTTTGCTTTGAAGCAGATGAAAAAGTATTTGGTGGTATTCCAAAGACTATCAAGGGAACCGATGACGGTACACCTTATGTACTCAAGTACACCCCATCTCGTGATATCAAGGGCGAGTATGGAGTAGATGTTCGCTACGGAATTATGTCCGGTATGGACCCTAACCGTGCCATCATTGCATTACTACAAATGCGTTCAGACAAACTTGTTTCCCGCGACTATGTACGTCGTGAGATTCCAATGGACCTCAATGTAACTCAGGAGGAACAACGTGTTGATATTGAAGAGATGCGCGATTCTTTGCGTGTTGCTGTTGCACAATATGCACAGTCAATACCGGCTCTCGCGGCGCAAGGCCAAGACCCTTCAGAAGCTATCAGTCGCATCGCAACTGTTATCCAAGGTCGCCAAAAAGGACAAGCGTTAGAAAACATTATTGAAAAGGCATTTATGCCACCCGTTCCACCAGCCGCGCCACCTATGGCACCTGGAATGGGACAACAGCTTCCAGCAGCAGGTGCGGCCCCCGCTCCTGCCTCGCAGCAACCTCCACAAGAACAAGCTGGTCAGGCCCCTGCTGCTGGTCAAAAACCCGATATAGCCCAACTACTAGCTGGTATATCCGGCGCAGCATAAATGAAGGAGGTGTAATATGAACAAAGGATCACGTCAACCAGCATCTATGTCAAAGCCAGTTGAAGGCAAGAAAGATACCTCTAAGCCAGCAGGCGGTAAGGTATTCTTCGGAATGACTCCAGCAGGTCGCAAAGGCACAGCACCAAAAAAAGGATAAGTGTTTTTATTTGAAAGGCGTACTGGACTATGGAAGATGATAATTATATGTCTCGTCCAGTACGTCTTTTAGATTTTCTTGTTATATTTGTAGGATTTATAAATAATATTGCTAGAGTTTTTGAAACCTTGACAGGTGAACTACTAGAACTTTCCATTTACCATTCCAACCACAAGTCTAAGACTAATAAGGCGTGGGAAGATATGGTCACAGATTTAGAAACATTAGAGGAGGACAAGTGACGACTGCACCAATGAATCCGCTTGCCGGTCCTGCAGGTCCAGGAAAATACTCCACACGTACCGATAATTTACAAATGGGTTCTCTTTCCTATGGTGAAGGCAAAGATACACAAGCCATTTTATCTGGCGCCCCACTTGCTCAAGCAACTAGTCCACAACCAGCACCAGTTACTGGTTTATATGATCCAACACAACGCCCAAGTGAACCTATTACTTCTGGTATCAATATGGGTGCAGGGGTAGGATCTAATGCTTTGATGATGAATCAAATCAAAGCAGACGATAAAGATATTGTTGCAAAATATTTACCATCATTGTCTTCTATGGCATCAATGCAAGATACACCACAATCATTTAGAGCATTTGTGAGTTTTCTTCAAGGTTCATTATGAACCAATTCGTAAAAGATGTTACAGCTTTTGTTGATGCACTTGGGTATGATTATCCTGGCGTAGTTCTTTCACTTGCAAATATTCCTTGGGAATCAGAACAAGATAGGGATAGTTTTATTAAAACTATTACACGAGAGGTACAGTAATTG